ACGCCTTGGAAAAACCGAGGCAAATAGCGGTTGATGAAGTCTGGTCGGTGCATAGTTTCGAGGGCGATTACAACCCGATCCACGACCATGGCACGAAAACCCTGATGGGCATATCGACCACAGCTTGGACAAAAGTGCCAAAACAGATATTAAAACAACCGACAGCAGGATCACCGCAATACAGCAAATACAATGATTCGGGAGCCTGTGACGGCTATCTGGCGTTCAGTTATGGACGTAACCAGATCATGGACGTGGAGCGATTACGGCCCCCACAGAGTGCAGAAGTACAACCACAGGTAGGAAGATTGTTCGTGTTTCCATCGTGGTTGCAACATATGGTTTATCCTTTCTTCGGGAAAGGTGAACGGAGAACAGTGGCATCGAACCTGAACTGTTGGGAAGTGGAGCCAGAATTGGCAACATGAGCAAGTTGTCGGTGGCCCAAGTTAACGCAAGGATTGAGTCTCACGAAGCGGTCTGTGCAGAGCGTTGGCTTGAGATCATTAACAGGGTAAAAAGGGTGGAACATTTTATTGTTGCCACGCTGATTACTCTGGTACTAGGGATGGCTGGAATTATATTCGGGCCATAAATTTTAACAATCGAGGAAAATTATGGGTGTTTTAGTGAATATCGTAGCTGTTGTGATGCTTATTGTTACTGTAGCCAGTATTGTCGCAGCCGTTACACCCACGCCAAAGGACGATAAGTGGATAGGTAAGCTGTATAAGCTAATCGACATCGCTGCATTGAATGTTTGGAAAGCAAAACAAAAAGGGGATTAGGAATATGGATGGAACAGCTTTACAAAGACGGAATAATACCTGAACAAATATATAACAATTATGTTTTTTACCAAAGAGCATTTTGGATATGTTTTGCCTACTTGTTGTGGGACATGTTTCGCTCATTCGGCTGGCTATAGCAATGTATGAATACAAGTGCGAAGTCAACAGAGTGGTTGATGGTGACACAGTTGATGTCGTCATTGATCTAGGCTTTTCCATACATTTTTCTACCAGAGTCCGTCTTTACGGCATCGATACCCCGGAATCACGCACAAGGAACAAGGACGAGAAAGTCAGAGGACTTTTGAGCAAAGACTATTTGAAAGATCGGCTTAAAGAGGGCGGAGTCATTATCCGTACCTACAGGGACAAGAGAGGAAAATTCGGCAGGGTGTTGGGCGAAATGGTCGTTGGTGGTCGCAACATTAATCTGCTCATGGTTGAGGAGAATCTTGCTGTTAAATATGAAGGTCAAAGCAAGGATGATATAGAGAAAGAACACGAAATCAATCGTGAAAAATTAATTGAAAAAGGAGTTTTTGTCCCCAATGAATGATGAAAATTATCCAAGCGGAAGATTCGGTGGTGACATGGACAGAAACGAAGTTGAGATGGACCTCAATAAGTTTATGGCTATGGTACAAGAGATAGGTGCGCTTAAGGACAAGATCAGGGATTTAGAAGATGTAACCAAAGCCAACCCTTATCAAAAGATTATTTTTGTAGCACAGGCAATGGACAGTTGGCGGATATTTCCCAGAGCATTTCTAAGTATTTATATGTTTCTGCTCTACTATACGGTTATGTGGTTTATGGATTTGCCTGATCCTTCTTTTGAACAATCAGGCTTAATCTCCATTGTTGTAGGTTCAGGAGCCGCTTGGTTTGGGCTTTATGCCGGAACGAGCAATTCAAGCAAAAAGTTTAAAGGCGAAACTTAATGCAGCAGGTATTGGAGCTTATTGCCGAGGTTGGCTTTCCTATAGCCATGGCAATTATCTGTGGCTTCTTTATTTTTTTAACCATCAAATACATACTGGAAAGCGTTGTCGGTCAGGTGGATGGAATCCATATTATTGTTCAGGGCTTGGATAACAGGGTCAAGACGATGAACCACGATATGGTCAGGATGGACGCAACCATGTGCAGTGTTCTTGGTATTCGCCCTGATTTGGAAAGGTTGGCTAGAGCAGACGGGAAGAAGGATGCCAGACGGGATTAATGAACGTAGCAGCAGGAATAGCCCAAGCCATAGGCGATTACGGGTTTCCGATTGTTGCCGTGGTAGGATTGCTTTACATGGTTTACTACATTTGGGGATTCATCACCAAGAAAATCAAAAAGAAACTGGCGGAAAGCAATAAAACTTTAGTGGCTCTTATTGACAGAATCAGAATGTTGGACAACGATATAATAAGATTACAACAAAAACTAGATACAGTTATTGAGTTAAGAGATGCAAAAAAGATGGGTAAAAAGAAGGACTACGATTCGTAATTGTTTCGTATTTGCTTTGGTTTTTGTTGCGTCTAACGCTTTTTCAGACCAATTGGTACATAAATTCGGCAGCCCCAGTTTCAATGCACAAAACCAGTCTGCCCATTACCTGACCATTGATGAACAGGAAAGGACCAGAGCTGAAGAAAGGGCTGCTGACATACAGGATGTTCTGGACGAGGCGGAAAGGGAAGCGGATAACACAGTGCTTGCCAAATTTATTCGCAATCTAGAATCAAGGATTTATTCAACGCTGGCAAAGGACATATCCGAATCCTTATTCAACTATAGCGGTATTCCTACAAAAGACAATCCGATAGCCGGGGAAATAAACCTGGAGGGCAACATATTAAAATGGATTAATGATGGAACCACGATAACCCTTATCATTGAAGAATGGTTTGATGGAATTATTGTTTCAACGACAGAGATTGTTATTCCGGTAGGAAGTTTTGGGGGTTGTTGGGCAGATTGTGACGGATGAAACCGCTACTCGTCATGGCGGTTGTTTTTCTTAATGGCTGTGCGGCTATTGCCCTTAACTCCAATGATAAAAATTGTTTAGAACCCTTCTTTCTTTGTCAGCAGGGACCACAGATAGTTCCCACTGCTGCGACCCAACTTTTGAACCTGCCACCACCAAATACCAAAGCGGTAGTTGCTGTATATGACTTCCCTGATTTAACAGGGCAAAGAAAATCCCAAGACAATCTCGCTAGTTTCAGCACCGCAGTTACTCAGGGCGGTGTGGATATTCTGATAGAAGCATTAAGGGATGCAGGTAGGGGCAACTGGTTTGTGGTAGTGGAAAGAGCAGGTTTGGATAGCCTTACCAGAGAAAGGCAACTGATTAAAAACACTAGACAGACTTACGCAGGAGAAGGTGAGAATGTTCTCAAGCCCCTACTTTATGCAGGCTTAATCCTTGAAGGTGGGATTGTTTCTTACGACACCAATATCAGAACAGGGGGAACAGGAGCCAGATATTTAGGCATAGGAGCCAAGAATCAATACAGGGAAGATAAAGTTACTGTGGTTCTGAGAGCAATATTGGTACAGACAGGGGAAGTGCTACTTAATATCACCTCTACAAAAACAATATTATCCACAGGCAGAGGCACTGATTTGTTTCGTTTTTATGAATTGGGAACACAGCTAGGCGAATACGAAAGTGGCAGCACTGAAAACGAATCCATAGGTCATGCAGTCAGGACAGCTATAGAAGCTGCGGTTTATGGTTTGGTTGTTCAGGGGCTGGAAAAAGAAGTTTGGGATTTCAATTATGCTACACTAGCTGAAGACAACAACCTCTGGAAATTTTTATATGAGGGGGAAAGCTAATGATAAAGATACTTCTTAGTATATTTATACTGTTTGTGTCAGCTATTTCTTTTGCTGGTAATAATGATATTTATATCACCCAGACAGGAACAGGGCTTACCATGACCATTGACCAGATCGGGGCAACCAATAAAGTTGGTACTTCCCAAGCTAGGGTCATTCTTAGTGGAACCAGCATGACCGTTGACCTAGATCAGATTGGCGATACCAACACAATCGCTGCCAGTATCCTGCAAGGCAATTCTTCCAGTTGGACTTACAAGGCAACAGGAGACAGCAATGTAGGTACCTTTGCAGTTGGAGCCACCGGAGATGTGGCATCTACGGATTTTGATTTTGAAGCTACGGGTGATTCCAACGTGCTTACCTTTACCCAAGGCGATTCAGCAACAGCAACAACGGGTGATCAGGACTTTGCCATTACCGGAACTTCCAATGATATAAACGTCAAATGCAATGTCATAGGCTGTACCAATAGTTGGACTGTTTCCGGAAATTCCAATGACATAGATACAGTGCAATCAGGGAAACAGGACCATGACATTACTGTAGCTCTTACTGGAAGCTCAAATAATGTAGATGTTGACCAAACTGACACAGTAAGCACCAATGTAGCCAATATAATTTCAACCACAACCAGTGGCACTATTGATGTAGACCAATGTGCAAGTGGCTGTTAATTTTACTGGTAGGGACACTTAACGCGGCCGAAATTGGGGAGATTTCTGAGCTAAGAGGTGTTGGCGAGATTACTCGCAAAGACTCCAATGAAGCACTTCTGGCTGAACTGGCTTCCGATATATTTTCCTTTGATGATGTTAGGACAGGGAATGGTCGTATGGCAATCCAGTTCTTGGATTCTTCCATATTGAAACTGACAGAACACTCCAAGGTAGTCATAGACAATTACATCTATGATCCTGACCCAAGCAAAACCAAACTAGCCTTAAACATGGCATCAGGTACAGCTCGTTTCATTACTGGCAAATTAGGCAAAATAAACAATAATAATATTCTTATTAAAACTCCCAGTGCCACGATTGCGATAAGAGGAACCGATTTCACTACCACAGTCGATGAGTTGGGGAGAAGCCTGATTATCCTACTACCTAATCCAGATGGCACTTCATCGGGAGAGATTGCAGTGGAAACATGGTCAGGAACGGAGATACTCAACAAGCCTTTTCAGGCTACGATGGTGTCCACGTTTGAATCAAGACCCACTAAAGCGGTGGTGCTTGGCAATATTACGCTTGAATTGATTGACAATATGCTCATTATCAATAAGCCGCCTGCGATTGTGCAGGCTGTGGCAGAACAAAGCGGTGAAGTAAAAACGGAATTGGACAAGGATTTCTTTGAAGATGCCCCTGATCTGGACAAGGACTTCTTGGAAACCGAAGAAGAAATCAACAGGCTGGACATAGATTTGTTGAGTTTTGATTTCCTTGTGGATTTATTGGCAATCATGGAGGCAGGTTCCAAAAAGAAAGCGGTTGGCGGAGAGCTGGAGGGTGTGGAACTGACAGGGATTATTCCGGGTTTTGACCCAACCTATCAGACCTATACCTTTGTGGAAGGGGCTTATCTATATTTTGTGCATCAGGGAAATAATACATTTGATATTGCCTTGGATAAATACGCAGCAGCTTATTTGAGCATAGATACAGCCGGAATCGTAATGGAAATAGAGGTAAATGGTGCGGGCGACAACACTATTATTATTGTTCAGTCTCCTTAGTTTTAATGCGTTGGCAGGGGATAACCTGATAACCATTCAAACTAAGGGAACCGGGACAACAATCACGACTAAACAGGTTGGTAGCAGTAATACTACAGGGATTTATTGTGGTCTGGGGAGCTTTGATAATTCCCTGGTCAACACCCACAACTGCGACAATGCCACCATTACTGTCACAGTGACAGGGATTTCAAATATCGTTTATTCACAATCGGTATGGTCAAACCACGATGGACAGAGTTGGATTACCACAGTGGTTGGAGACGACAATTATGCGGTTATTGACATGGACGAAGATGACAACACCTCTAGGATTACCCAAACAGGCGACGACAACGATGCGTGGATTTTAGGATCAGGGGATAATAATGTCTACAAGATTGAGCAGACTGGGGATGATATGTACGCCAAGATTGTTTCGTGGGCGGATGACTCTGACGTTTGGATAACCCAAGAGGGCAGTGGAGATCACAACGCCTATGTTTATAACGCAATCTATGCCAATAACAATTCCACCAGACTGATCCAGAAAGGATCGGGAAACAAGGATGCAGATATATTCTGGTACAGCGGTTCCGATGATGGCGATGTTACGCTGACCCAACAGGGAAATGGAGAACATACTTCCCTTATAAAATTCTATACTGATGACTACGATGTGACTGTGGTGCAGAAAGGAGCCACCAATAAATCCTATAGCGCAACTTTTAATTGCACCAGCAACTGCGACAAGACAATAAGCATCACCCAAAGTGACTAAAAAGCGTAATCTGCTTTTTTCTTTCGCTCTGCTAGTTTTGCTCAGTGTTCCTTTGCTGTTTGATGCGACCGCGTTGCAGGTACTCAGGCTTAAGACATTTGATGTGTTCGTCAACGAACAAAGTCCTTCCGGCAATTTTGTGGTGCTTAACATTACCGAAGAAGATGTAGCCAGAGAGGGCGGTTGGCCGTTTCCAAGGACAAGACTGGCAGAAATACAAGAAGAACTGATAGCCAAGGGCGTACTGGGAGTGGGTTGGGTTATTCTGTTTCCCCAGGCGGACCGTTTGGGCGGCGATTCTGCGTTTGCCGAAGCTCTTGCCAAGGTGCCGTCCGTTATAGCAATGCCGGAATACGACAACGGGGTTTATCCAGAAACGCATGGCACTGTCATTTTGGGTCCTGAACTTGGTAACTCAATAGAAGCCAAGGGGTTTTTGGAAAACATATCCATCCTGAAAAACGCAGCAGAGCAAGGGGCAATTACAGCCAATGTGGATGTGGACAACTTGTTGAGAAGGATGCCATTGTTGTTGATAACGCCTGATGGTTGGGTTGCTTCTTTTGCCACCCAAGTGTTAAAAGTGCTGACTGGCACAGACACATATCAGATTAAAACCAACAGTAATGGCATTGAAGCGGTGAGAGTTCGACAATTACCACCGATAAATACGGATAGTTTGGGCAGAAAATGGGTATCTTGGGTGAAAACCGAAGAAACTGATCTGGCAGAAATGAACGTACAGGACAAATTTGTTTTTATCGGGGTGACTGCCAAGGGCGTAATGCCGCAGATTGCGACACCGGCAGGCTTGCTGGAACCGCACAAGATTCAGGCTGCCCTGGCGGAAAGTCTTTTAATTCAGAATAGTCCCATGATTCCAGATTACAGGTTAGCTTTGGAAGTGCTGTTATTGTTACTTCTGGGATTGCTTGTAGCTATTTTGAGCAATTATCTTGGGATTACATGGGGCATAGCCTTGATTGGGGCTGTATGGGCTGGCACAGCTTATTTTGGAATATGGACAATTCAGCAGGGAACACTTATTGATGTTACTTATTCTCTTGTTTCCAGTTTTTTTATTGCCAGTACAAATTTTTATCTTAATTTCAGGACCCAATACAAGCTAAGACAACAGATCAAGAAACAGTTTGAACATTATCTGGACCCAAGGCAGGTGAAGAAATTACAGGAAAACCCGAATCTGCTGAAGCTGGAAGGAGAACGGAAGATGGCAACATTTCTTTTCACCGATGTCAGGGGCTTTACTTCCATGTCGGAGAAGCTGAACCCAGAACAAGTCACTGAAATCATTAACATAGTCCTGACACAGCAGGTTTTGGCTGTGCAAAAGTATGGCGGCATGGTAGATAAATTTATCGGGGATGCAATGATGGCTATATTTAATGCACCCATTGACTTGTTTGACCATCCAAACAGTGCAATCAGTGCAGGCATAGAGATAATAAAGAACATGAGAATAGCTAATGAAGAACTAAAAGACCGTGGCATTAACCAGCAGATAAAGATAGGCATTGGTATCAATACAGGCGAGGCGGTCATCGGCAATATGGGCAGCGACACCCGATTTGACTACTCGGCAATAGGCGATGCTGTCAATCTGGCGGCTCGTTTGGAGTCAGCAACCAAGGAGGTTGGAGTGAATATTTTGATTGGTCATGCTACGATAGAACGCTCTTACTATTCTTTTATGGAGCTAGAACCTATAAAGGTAAAAGGAAAACAGGCTGAAATAAAAATCTATACTTTGGAAAATGCCATTAAGTAAAATACAATTTAGTCCTGGAATCAAGCGTGAGGGAACTGCTCTTACTGCCCGTGGGGGTTGGTACGATGCTAATTTAATGCGCTTCAGGAAAGGCTTTGCTGAAAAAATTGGTGGTTGGGTAAAAGACACCAGTAATACTTTTTTATCAACAGCCAGAGCTTTACATGCTTGGGTGAATCTTGCGTCAACAAAATATTTAGGACTAGGTACTACCTGGAAATATTATATTGAGTCTGGTGGTGGCTTTAATGATATTACTCCAATTCGTGTAACTACAGGAGACAATGAAATTTCTTTTGCCAAAGTCGCTAATGGAGACGCTACCCTTAATGTTACTGATACTGCACATGGGGCTGTTCAAAATGATTTTGTAACCTATAGCGGTTGTGTAAGTTTGGGAGGCAATATTACAGCAAATGTTCTTAATCAAGAATACCAGATTGCCACTATTACCAGTGCCAATGTTTATACTATTGAAGCCAAAGACACAGATGGTGATGAAGTAACAGCAGCAGCTGGTGATTCTGGTGATGGACAGGGCACTATAATTGGTGCTTATCAGATCAATGTAGGTTTGGATGATTATGTTTCTGGTTCTGGTTGGGGAGCCAACCCGTGGGGAGATGGAACTTGGGGTTCTACAGCTACAATATCCACAACTAATCAATTAAGGATCTGGACTCATGATAACTTTGGCGAAGACCTGGTGATGAATGCTCGTGCGGGTGGGATTTATTATTGGGACACCAGCGCTAAAACATTAGGCACAGACAGGGCTGTTGCTCTCAGTGATTTAACAAATGCTAATTTAGCTCCTACGTTTGGACTTCAGGTTCTAGTAAGTGACATTGACCGTCATGTTATTGTTTTAGGTGCAGACCCTATAAATACGGCTGGAACTGCCAGGACCGGGGCTGTTGACCCAATGTTTGTTTGTTGGTGTGACCAGGAAAATATTACCGAATGGGAACCCAAATCAATAAATACAGCAGGTTCTGTTCGGTTATCTGCAGGTTCTCTGATTATAGGAGGAATAAGAGCCAGGCAAGAAATTTTAATTTGGACGGATACTTCTCTTTATTCCATGAAGTTTATAGGACAACCCTTTATTTTTAGCACTAATTTAGTGAACGAAGGGGTCGGGCTAATTGGACCAAAAGCCATGGTAAATAGTCCTGTAGGGGTTTTCTGGATGGATAAAAAAGGAATTTACAACTACACAGGGCAAATTAAACCTGTGCCTTGTGATGTTCATGACTATGTTTTTGGGAACATTAACGAGGGACAAGCGTACAAGGTGTTTGGTTTTTTAAATAAACGGTTTAATGAAGTAGGGTGGTTTTATCCGTCAAGCAGTGCCAGTGAGATTGATCGTTATGTCAGCTACAATTACTTAGAACAAGTATGGAGCATTGGACAGTTGGTTCGTAATGCTTGGTTGGATGAGGGCTTGGTAGATTATCCAAGGGCAGCATACACTACTTCGGATGTTGGTTATTTGTATCAACAGGAACAAGGCAATGACGCAGACGGTTCGGCAATGGATAATGTTTATATTGAATCTGGAGACATTGATATTAGTGACGGAGAAATGATTCAATACATTAATCGTGTTATTCCCGATGTTAATTTTACAGGTACTGGTGACTCTCAAACCATTAATCTTGTGCTTAAGACAAGAAACTTCCCAGGAGACAGTTTAACTACAAGTTCTACGAGTAATGTAACTTCTACCACACAACAGTTAAATATACGCGGTCGCGCGAGACAAGCTGTTTTACGCTTTGAATCAGACGATGATAATACTTCTGGCGGTGCGGCAGGGGTTGGTTTTAGGATTGGTGCTACACGGGTAGGTATCCGTCCAGACGGGAAACGATAATGGGGCAAATACTAAAAACTGCATTGCCCATGGCCTACGATGAGGTCACTCCCGATACTTACAATCGTTTGGTTAGGGTACTGGAATTAAACCTTGGTTCATTCGACCCCGATACGACCAATTCAGTTTTAGCAGGTAAAAGAGACCAAAATAAGTATAATAAAGGAGACGTTATTTGGAATTTGACTACAGCAGAGCTTCAGGTTTGGGATGGAGCGAAATGGAGTTCTCTCT